TCCCTTCTCCGCGAAGATCAATGCGTTCAGCAGATGAACGGCACAGTTCATGTACCACCCTTCCTCCGTCACCAGTTCCGAATCCGGAGCATAATACTGCGTCCTTGACGTAAAGGTTTCGTCCCCCTCAGCGTAATAGCCGAAGCCGATATACTTGGCATTATCTGTACACACATTGAAGCTCAGGCCGTCCTCGGTGTTGCTCATCTTCAGGTTTGAGATCTGGGCCATTGTCTTTCCGGATTCCGTACTGTCCACAAACTTGATAGCCTTATTCACCAGATGGAGCGGCGAGAAATAATACCAGCCGTACTCCCCGGCAATCGATGCGTCTCGGAAGTATCTGGTATGTGCGTTAAGGCCACCGCTCTCCGTGTTGTAGTATCCAAAGCTCAGGTAGTAGCCCTTTTCCGACAGCGCATAGCTGACGCCTCGCTTACCGGTGTCTGTGTCATAGGTCGACCAGATCTTGCCGATCTCCGTCCCCTTGTAGTAGATCTTCATGCCGTTCTTATCGATGAGCGTCTCCAGCTGGTCGGAATTATTGACGACCTGCAGACTGGCATCACTCGTACCGCCCACAATGACATCACTTCCGGTGATGGCTCCGGCGTATATGAAGATGCCGTCCTTATCCCAGATACCGACGATATCGCCGTCCGCATTTAAGACCATCAGCTCTCCGTTGACGTCATCCTCGCCACCAAGGGTCAGGACACCACCTTTGATTCGGTCTGCCTGCATGGTGCCGGACACGATGAAGTCCGCATTGAAGGCTCCGTCAATCGTCCACGCCGTCGTGAACGGCCCGTTGTAGCCGTTCTTAGAAAAGCCGATGCCGTTCACGTTCATTCGGATCACGTTCACCGCCGTTGCGATATCATCTGTATCCATTATGAGGATCTCATTCGGCTGGCCCGCAGCGTTGACGTTCATCACCACGTGGCCGCCGAGGCCGCCCTGTATGAGCTTTGTTGCATAACTGATGGCCTTCTGCATAAAGCTCGTCGTCTTCTTCTGGGAAGACTCGATGTTCTGCTTGTTCGCGGCAATCACGTCCGACAGGTTTGTCCGTGCGCTGCCGATCTCGATGGAGTCATAGCGCTCAAGCAGAACGTTGTAGACGGTCTTTATGACCTTTGCCGTTGCGCTCACGCCGAGCATCGGAAATTCCACCTCGATCTGGTCACAGAGATTGACGCGTTCCAAACAGGCGATGTCCTTGTAGTCCTCCGTCTGCCAGAGAGCAATAAAGGATACCGAGATATTGACGTCCGGCACGCCGATGTCATTGTTCTCGATGTACTTTTCTGCCCGTACCTCCAGCTGTTCCTTTGTGGGTGCAGATTCATATTCCTGAGAGAGATCCAGCACCATCGTCATATGGAACGGATACTTGTCGGCGTTATCGGAGTAGACCACATCGCCCAGCACCTGCGTGACGCCGTCCTCTCCTTCCTGCCTCCAGAACGGAAGAACGCCGGTCACCGTGCTTTCTATGGATTCCTCCTGCTTGATGTCCGTGATGTTCTTTCCGTAGCGGAGCACGATCCCGGTATCATAGCCTCTGGCCTTATGGAGCCGCACCGTCCAGTTGTCCCATTCATATTCACCGCCGTACACATCAAGCACCGAGCCGCTCGTACCTCCAAGCTGTGAGCGGATAGATGCCGGAGTGTCAATCGTATAGGTGCCCTCCGTCGTAACATCCGACTCAAAGGAAAACGGGCACTCCTCCGCTGCATTTGCCTTGAGGAGCTTTAAGGCCCCTTCCGCACTCGATGCCGTCTCATCCGTCGGCACTGCCGGGATGAGGGAAAGCCTGTAGCTGATGTGGCGGGCATACACCGTCACGACACCGTTCAGCGGCTTTGAAATCTGGTAAATGCGAAACGGCTGTGGATCTTTCCCGTCTGCAGGTGTGGCATAGATGATCCTGCTGAGCGCAATGTCACCATAGTGTTCCCCGGAGATCGGATAATCCATCTCCAGTTCGAACTGGCCGTTCCTCTCCTCCGTTACCTTGCAGGACTTTGCCGAGGAAAGCCTCCCCAGCCCATTTGTTTTAAATGTGGATGCCGCAGCATCGAACAGTACAGGTATCATAAAATCCACCACCTTGGTATAATCTGAATCTTTTTACACGTCCCGATCGTGACAGCATTCTTCCCGGCATAAAGCACCGGAAAGTCTGTATCCCAGATCGTCACATAGCCGTTTGCGTTATTGCTCTCGTAATAAGCGTCCATCATTTCACAGTCCACATCGATGTATTCATACGGGTGCTCCGCCACCGTCACGATCTGACCGGCAATACTGAATGTCCCCGCGCCATACACACGGATGACGGGCCGCGAGGAAAAGTCCGTCGGATTTAAAAGGCTCCCATCCTCCGTAAAGCTGTGTATCTTCTCGCCGTTCTTTAAAAAGCGCTGCGGCTTACAGTTGAACTCAACCGTAAAAGAGCCCTCCCGAAGGAAGGCTCCGACGTCCGGCTGCAGCGGCCCCTTGTATAATGCCATCCGGTATTCGTCCGGATGGTAGGTGTCCTCCAGCCTCTTATATCCTGTGCAGGATAGCAGGTAGCTCCTGAAACCGGCAAAATTCACATCGAAATCGTCTTTGATGAAGGCGTCATATTTGACCGTGATGTTCTTGTACCTGTGATTGTCCAGAATCAGGTTCCCGCTCCGGCCCGGAATCTCGATCTCGTCATAATCCCGCTCCGGTGCATCGTAGGTTCCGTCCCCGGATATATACAGCGCAAAGTCACGGCTGCTCCTGTTTCCAAAAACAAAATATCCTATCACGCGAAGATCGCCCCCTTCCTTGCTACGTTCATGTTGATGCGCTCCTCGATGATGTCCGCAAGCTCAGACACGTCCTGTCCCTGCGCTCCATATACATTGATCGTCACACCGCCATAGTTGATGTTCTGCACGGCCTCGTTTGTCCGCTGAACTGCCGACTGGATCATATCCATCAGGCTGTTCGTTCCGACCACCGCTTCACTCCCGGCTTCTCCTCCGGCGAGGAGCTTATTTCCCTTCATGCCAAAGATCGTCGGCGAATTCAGGATCATACCGCCATCCATCGCCTTCTTGTACCAGCTGATGGAGAAATGCGGCACCGACGGCGGGTTAATCGAAAACGACCCGGAAATCGACAGGTGCGGCAGCTTTAAGTGCGGCAGGCTCCACGAGAAGTTGAATGCCGACTTGATCCTGTTAATTGCATTCTGCACAGCGGCCTTTGCCGCATTGATCGGTGTCGTAATCGCATTCTTGATCGAATTAAAAATCGACGTCGCCGTGCTCTTTGCCGCATTGAAGCCGCTGCTGATCGTGCTCTTTATGCTATTTACCACAGAGCTTATGGTGCTCTTGATACCATTCCAGATGCTGCTCACCGAGGACTTCAGGCCATTCAGCACACTGGTGACAGACGACTTGATGCCGTTCCACGCCGAGGTGACCACAGACTTCACAGAATTCATCACCGAAGAGATCGTGCTCTTTATTCCGTTCCACGCTGTACTCACCACTGTCTTTATCGCTGTAAGGACAGTCGAGACTGCAGCCTTTATCGCATTCCAGACTGTGGTTATCACAGTTTTGATGGCATTCAGCACCGTGGTAATAACCGTCTTGATAGCATTCCATACCGTGGTGACGACCGTCTTGATCGCCGTAAGCACCGTGGTGATGGTAAGTTTTATCGTATTCCATGCTGTGGTAATGGCCGTCTGTATCGCAAGAAGTATCGGCTGCAGCAAGGTCTTGATCGCATTCCACACCGTGCTGATCGTGGTTTTGATTGCGGTCAGCGCTGTGGAAATAATGCTCTTAATCGTCTCCCATGCCGTCGTCAGGTAACTGCCGAAGTTCTGCCAGATGAACTGCCACGGGATGGTCAGGATCTGGAAGGCCGCGCCGATCAGTTCCTTGATGAACAGAATGCCGGTCTTCACGATATTCTTCATGGTCTCCCAAACTGTACTGAGCGCCCCGGAGATCGCATTCCATATGGTAGACATCACCGTCTGGATGGCTGTGAGGATTGTGGTAATTGTTGTCTTTATCACATTGAAGGCTGTTGTAATCCCGGTCTGGATTGCTGTCAGTGCACCCGTCACCACGCCCTTGATGCCTGTCCAGATGCCGGTAAAGAAGCTGACGATCCCGTTCCAGATGCCCTCGAAGAAGGTCTTAATGCCCGTCCAGACCGTCGTCCAGTCCGTGCCAAACCAGCCAAGGAACGTATCGACAAGCCCCCGTAGCATGCCAAGCACCGCCGAAAGAATGCCCTTGATGCCTTCCCACACCGAGGAGAAGATCTCCTTGATGCCCGTCCACAGCTGCTGCCAGTTTCCGGTGAAAAGCCCGATAAACACATCGAGGATTCCCGTGATCACTCCCAGCACCGTCTGCAGGACGGATGTGATGATATTGAAGGCTCCCTCAAACACAGGAGCAAGCAGCTCACAGAAGCCGTTCCATATCGCGCTGATGGCCGAGGTAACATCCGAAAAGCTGATGCCAAGCGCAGCAAG